CCCTATGGAGGGTTTGATCCCGTTTAAGACATATCCGTATCAAGATGACATGTTAATTAACTTTAACGATCACCGGTTTAATGTCATCCTCAAAGCACGCCAGCTTGGGCTTTCCACGATTGTTTCAGCCTATGTCGTGTGGATGATGCTGTTCCACAGAGATAAGAATGTTCTTGTTATGGCAACCAAATTCTCTACAGCGACGAATGTTGTAAAGAAGGTTAAGAACATCATGAAGAACCTCCCTGACTGGATCAGGATTTCAGATATTAAAATTGACAACCGAGCATCCTTTGAACTAGGTAACGGCTCGCAAATTAAGGCAACTTCTACGTCTGGTGATGCGGGTCGTTCAGAGGCTTTGTCGCTTCTAGTTATTGATGAGGCAGCACACGTTGAGGGATTAGACGAACTGTGGACGGGCTTGTATCCTACGCTGTCTACTGGTGGTCGTTGTATCGCTCTATCCACTCCTAATGGTGTCGGCAATTGGTTCCACAAAACTTATGTGGATTCGACAGAGTCACAGAATGATTTCTTCCCTTCTAACCTCCCATGGGACGTTCACCCTGAACGTGACCTAAAGTGGTTTGAGAAAGAAACACGAAATATGTCCAGACGGCAAATCGCACAGGAACTTGAGTGCAACTTTAACACGTCAGGTGAGACAGTAATCCACCCAGATGATATTGCATACCTTAAGGAGTTGGTATGTGAACCAAAATATAGAACAGGCTTTGATAGAAATTACTGGATATGGGAAGAGTATCAGCAAAGTGAGAATTATCTGCTTATTGCTGATGTTGCCAGAGGCGATGGCAAGGATAGCTCTGCGTTCCATATGTTTAAGGTCTCCAATATGGAGCAAGTGGCCGAATACCAGGGCAAACCTAGCCTTGATATGTATTCAAAGATACTAGACCAAGTTGGCAAGGAATTTGGAAATGCACTAATTGTTGTGGAAAACATTGGCATAGGTATATCTGTTTTAGAGAAACTAGAAATGCTTGGGTACACCAACTTATACTACTCAGTCAAGGGAACGCATGAATTTGTAGAGCAAGAAATGGCGTATGCGAATGCCAACACAGTACCTGGGTTTTCAACTACCACAAAGACAAGGCCCCTGATAGTGGCTAAAATGGAAGAGTTTATAAGAAATAAACTAGTTATTACACATTCTAGCCGTCTATGTAACGAGATGGAGACCTTCATATGGAATAATGGGAAACCACAAGCCATGAGAGGGTACAATGACGATCTTGTTATGTCCTTGGCAATAGGGTGCTGGGTAAGAGATACAGCTCTTACAGCCAACAAGAGAGAACAAGAATATCGAGAGGCTTTTTTCAGTTCTATGATTTCAACAAACAGAAAATTTGATACAACAATTCCTGGCATGTTGCAGCACAATAGGTTAGAGAGGACTGTGCAAGAAGCCAAAGAAAAACAAGAACATTATATCTGGTTAATGAAGGGGTGATAAATGGCCGAAGAAAATAAGAAAAATCCTAGAAATCCAACGTCTGACCTATACAAGAGACTGACCAAGTTATTCTCTGGACCGCTGGTTAGTCGGAGGACGCAGACAGGTAGGAGAATAAGAAAGCAGCAGCTTGATAAGTATGGCCACATGTTCAAGTCGGCAAGTGGGCAGGAGTTTAAGCGAGCACACTATAACCCGTTTGAATCTATGAACTCAAACTATATGGCTAACCAAAACCGCACGGAGAGGTACGTTGACTCTGACCAGATGGAGTACATGCCTGAGATTGCAAGTGCTTTGGATATCTACGCTGATGAGATGACGACTTCCTCCCCCTTGGCACCGATGCTCCATATCAAGTGCCCTAACGAAGAGATCAAGGCCATATTAGATTCTGTCTACAACGACATTCTTAATGTCAGGTTCAATCTGTTTGGCTGGGCTCGGACGATGTGCAAATACGGAGACTTTTTCTTGTATCTTGATGTTGACGAAACCTATGGCGTTCGTCATGCGATTGGTCTTCCGCCCAATGAAGTTGAACGCCTAGAGGGAGAAGACAAAACAAACCCAAACTATATCCAATTCCAGTGGAACTCAGCTGGTATGACTTTTGAAAACTGGCAGATGGCCCACTTCAGGATTCTTGGAAATGATAAATATCACCCATATGGTACATCCGTACTAGAGCCTGCTCGTAGAATTTGGAGACAGTTGACTTTAATGGAAGACGCGATGATGGCTTACCGTATTGTTAGAGCCCCGGCTAGAAAAGCTTTCTACGTTGACGTTGGTAACATTCCACCGCAGGATGTTGAACAGTACATGCAGCGTGTCATCACATCCATGAAGCGAAACTCGGTTGTCAACAAGGACACAGGGCGTGTTGACCTTCGTTACAACCCGATGAGTATTGAGGAAGATTATTATATTCCTGTTCGTGGAGGAACAAAGTTTGCTTCCATTGAGCAAGTTGGCGGGCAAGAAAGAAACCACGATATTGATGACGTTAAATACTTAAGAGATAAATTATTTTCCGCTTTGAAAGTTCCAGCAGCGTACCTTACACAAGGGATTGAAGGGACAGAGGATAAAACAACTCTAGCTACGAAAGATATTCGGTTTGCTCGGACTGTCCAAAGGCTCCAGAGGTCACTGATAACAGAACTAGAAAAGATTGGCATAGTCCATCTTCACACCCTTGGGTTCCGTGGAGACGACTTGGTTAATTTTTCTCTGACTCTAAATAACCCTTCTAAGATCGCAGAGATTCAAGAACTGGAACACTGGAATCAAAAGTTCTCCATCGCCACAAACGCTACGGAAGGCTTCTTTAGCAAGCGCTGGGTTGCAGAGCACCTATTCGGTCTTTCAGAAGAAGAGTTCTTGCGTAACAAGCGTGAGATGTACTATGACCGTAAGTACGAGGCCGAGCTTAATGCTGTTGGTGAGGCGGCTGGGCAAATGGCTGCCGCGAGTGCCGGTGGGGCTATGGGTCTACCAGACGCAGGCGGCGGAGGTTTACCGGAAATGCCTGGTGGATTTGAGGCTGGCGCAGACTTGCCCGGAGCAGAAGAGCCTACTGCTGCTTTACCAGGGGCCGAGGACGAGACGCCAGCCCCAGAAGCAGGTGGTGACACTGGTGGGGAAGCTAGTCCACTACTGGCGACACCTGGTAAGAGAGACGATGATTTTAGGTGGACTAACCCCAGTAAGGGCAAGCAGGACGGCAGGAAGTCTTCAGGCCCCAGAACTAAAGCCTATAGAAGAATGGCCACTCCTGAAACGATGACGGGAGCTACCACAAGATCAAGGTCACCTGGCTATTCTGAACTCTCCCAACTATCAAAAGGCATTTACACTGAGCAGCTTTCTAATTATGAAGAAGAGGAAGAAAGAATATTCTCTATCAATTATGAAACTCAAACATTGATAGAGAACCTAAACAACATGGAGCTTAAATCAGATGAAGCATAATAAAAAGAGAAACACAGCATTTTTATATGAGTCGTTGGTAAAAGAGATGACCAAGGCCGCCCTTCAAACAGACGAGACTACTAAAAAGGCGATTACATCAATTCTTAAAGAACATTTCCATGTTAACTCCCTCCTCCACAGAGAATTAAGTTTATACAAGACGCTATGTGAAGTTCGCAATGTTGAGCGCCGCACAGCTGAAAAGATTTTACAGGAAGTAAAGCGAGTGTATCACACCCTTGGGGAGACAGATATTTTTGATGAACAATCACAAGTAATCAAAAAGATAAACACAGATCTCTCTAAGCAAGTGTACGCTAATTTCGTTTCCAACTACAAGACACTTGCTACAATATCACAGATGTTTAGCAGTAAGACTTCAATAACAAAAAGGGTTATTCTTGAGGATAATCTAGTTGATCAAATGACAACGTCCCCTGATGAGCGACAGGCTATGAGACCAATCGACAATCTTACATATAAGATGTTTGTTAAGAAGTTTAATGACAAATACGGGAACTCTCTTAACGAGAGTCAAAAGTATTTATTATCACGTTATGTTACTCTATCCCCTGAGAATGCAATTGAGTTTAAGCTGTACATAAACGATGAAATCTTTAGGCTTAAGGAAGCTGTCAAAAGGCTCCAAAATAAGAAAGAAATATTACTTGACGAGTCTCTAAGTAACAAGAACAGGCAGATACTCGGTGTTCTTAATAGCTTTAAGGATCAAAAGATCAATGATGATATGATCAAGACAATCCTCAAGATGCAAGCTTTGGCTGTGGAGGCATAAGATGCCGAGTGTAAAAATATCTTTTACTCCGTCGCGAAAAAAGCTTTTAGTTAAAGTTTTTGACCAAGACAAAGTCCTAGCTTCTTTTAAGCTTAAGGCAAAGAAGACATTAGACGGAAATATTATTATTTTTGACCATGATGATATTGATATAATCTTACGCCCGGAGCAGAAAAAAATTGTAACGTTTAAGAAAGATAACGTTAACGGGGATATTGCATATGGTGCATCTGATCGAATGTTTAAATACCTGGCCAAGAGAGGCGTCATTAATATCGACACAGTGCAGGGTGGTAGCACACTTGATTCGTTTGAAGTAGCCATACCAGAAAGTAATATTGAGACTCCTATTAAGTTGATCATGCTATCTCTAGCTAAATGGATAGAGACTGAACGTCCGTACTTTGAGTATGGCGAGGACTACGAAGATATGATGAGGGACCGGCTAATTGAGCCAGACGGTGAAGAGTCAACAGAGCTAGGTGAAGTCCCTCACGACAGTTCGAAGGGATCAATTGTACCTGGGTACTACAGAAGCCCTTACTGGATGAGTTATATTTTAGAGAATCAGGAGTGATAATGGATTTGTTATGGTTTGTGCTAGCGTCTTATGGTATGACGTTTGGCATTGTATATGCAAGTATTTTTAATAAAATAAGACCTAGCCGTGATTGGCTGGGAGGGTTTGGTAAGTTG